CGCATTGTTTTCCACGTCGGCATAGCCCATGTGGTTCCAAGCGGAGCCATCCCAGACAAGCGTATCGATCACGCGGTCAGAGAGCGGCACGAGCACGGACGGGCTGGCGTTCGGAGCGCCGGTCCAGTACGTGTAAAAGTCGGCGAGCAGTGAGGGGCTTGCGTTCTTCTCGCCCTGCCACCTCGTCCAATACTTCTGGGTCTTGAGCCACAGGTCACCGACGATGAGATTGTCCCTCGGCTCATCAGACCCACGGAAGGTATGGTTCTTCGAGTGGGCTTCGGCATACGCCTGCGCCGCCGACTCCTTCGCCTTGCTGATCTCCCCGTTCGCCGTGGTCAGGTCGCTTCTGGTCTGCGCGATGTCCTTCCGCGCCTGCGACAGATCGGCCTTGGCCTGCGAGAGCGTCTGATTCGCCGTGTCAAGACCAGTCTTATTCGCCTGAATGTCCTTCTGCGCCTGCGTCAGCTTCGCGGTGTTATCCCGCAAAGCCTCCTTGTTGGCGGCGAGGTCCTTGTCGAGCCTGTCCAGATCGTCCTGGGAGACCGCGCTGGCGACCGTGATCGACGCGCCCACGCCCCAATCCGACTTGTTGCCCGAATGGTCCACGCTCCTGAGCGCGAACCAGTAGGCGCGATACTCGAGGCCGGTGACGATGCAGTGCCCGTCACGCGCCACGCTATCCCGGTATTTCCAATTCCCGTTCGAATCGGAAATGCCGACCTCCACGTGGTCGAAGTCCGGTTCCATGCCGCCGCCGGCATTGTTCCTGCCGTCCCACTGCACGTCAACCACACCGAGCTTGCTGGTGAGGATAGGCTTGGACGGTATGCTCGGCGGCGTCACGTCACTGGCCACCAAAGCCACGACCACGTTCGACCAGTCGCCCAATTTGTCTGAATACGTTGGCACGGCCCTGACCCGGAACTCATAGCGTTGCCCGCATTCGAGCCCGCCGATGCCCAACGTGAGCCGCTGCGCGTCAGTCACGCCACCGGAAACCCACGGCGCACCGGCAAGGTTCTTGCGATACTCCACGCGATAGCCCGAAATGTCGATGGCCGTGTCATCCGTGGCCTGCGAAACCGCAGCCCACTGCAAGGTCGCCAGACCCAAAGCCGTACCACGGGAGGAGATATACGCGTCGGTCGCCACGACCAGACCGGTCACGGCCTTCGGCGTGCGATGATCCTTCTCCGGAGCCGGGCGGCCGCCCTCGCTGCCGGCCAACGTTGCGCCACCGGTGATGCCCTGAATCTTCTTGTTGGCTCGCACCTGCGAGTCGTACACCTTGTCGTTGAGCGTGATGCTGGCCTTGAGCCCGTTGGAGTCAAGCGAAACGGTGACCTGTTGGATTCGCACCTTCTCGCCGTGCTGGACTGTGGGCGCGGTGATCCAGTCGCCGGGCCGGTAGTCCACCAACGGCAATGATTCGGCGTTGGTGACGAGCAGCGAGCGGGTGTACTGGCCGCGCACACGGGCCGCGCTGGCCAATGTGGTCTGCATGAACGCCTTGGCGGTGGCCTCGTCCGAGACTCCACCCTGAGAGACATAGGATTCCCAGCCACCCCACGGCGTGGGTGCCGCCGGATTCGACTCGCGGAAGATTAGCCCGTTGTCACCCTCCACGAGGATATCGCTGGAGAGGTCTTCGATGCTTTCCTCTTCGGGTGCCTCGAGTATGTCGTGCGCCATGCTGATGTGCACGCGGCCCGACAGGTCACGGCTGAGACTGGTGCTGTCGGCGTTCCAGATTCTGAGGGTGCGGCCCTCGGTGCGCCAGTCGATGGCACCGCCGCCCACCATGCTCGAAAGCATGCTGTTCAGGCTCGTGCCCAACGAGTAGTAGAGCGTGTACACGCTCTTCCAGTTCGCGCCAGCCGCGTCCTTGCCGGTGTCGAAACCGGGGGCCAAAACGAGGCCGGCACCCTTGCGGGCCTTGTTCTCATCGAGAATCGTTCTGATGATGGTGCCGGGGTTCTTCGACAGGAACGCGCGCTTGCCCTTGTTGTCGCCGTCCGCTATCAGATGCGCGGTGTCGTTGTTCAGAATCTTGTTGGCCAGCCAGCCCATGCTCTGGCAGGTGAGCGTCACCGTGTCCGACACGTCTTCGGCGTTGCGGGAGCGGCCTATGAGCAGGTAGCGGCAGTTGTAGGGTTCGCTCCATGTTCCGCCGTCACTGACCTCGAGCCCGATCTCGAGCCCCTGTTCGAGGCCGCGTTTCAGGATTCCGCCGCCGACGGTACGACGGCTGTAGACGACCTTGAGTGCTCCGAGGTCGTTGTTGACGATGCTCGCGTCCCATGAGAGCGGTGCGGGCAGGTTGCCGAGCCTGCCGCCGTTGGGCAGGTAGGCGACGAGGCGAGCGTGCAGTGTCTTGACCATAAGGGGACTCCAGACGTTGAAAACCGGCGCGGAAATTGCATAGAAGGGGAATACGGGGTCTACCACCATGCGCGGCGCACGTGCACGAGCAATGGCTCGCCGCTGCCGGTGATCTTCGACGTGAGCCGGTAGCCGTTGTCCACCGGGTTCGGCCAGCATTGCAGCAGGCCGCCCGCCGGATAATCCAAGCCGCCGGTCACGTCCGTGCCAGATTGCGTCCACTGATGATCCGCCGTGGACTGCCATGCGAGGCAGTTGCCCACGTCCACATACGTGTAGGCGTTCGCGTTGGCCGCACCCTGCCAGATGACGCCCGTGTTCGACGTGGGGTCGGTGACCGAGGCGCTGCTCACGCCCTTGGGCAGCCGTATTATCGGATCGGTGACGGGCGCGTCACCGAACATGCCATCCGGTATGCCCGACGACAACGGGATCAGCAGCGACGGCGAATTGTTCGGCTCACCAATCCACATGGTCACGAAATCCGCCATGAGACTGGTCGAATCGTTCGCCGCGCCACTCCAGCGCGTCCAGTATTCCTGCCGCCATTGCACGGCTGACGGCCACAGCCAGTCCGTTGTGTTCGCCGCCACCTGACGGTCATACGCGACCGGATCGCGCCACCACACCTGGGGCATGGCGAACACCGCCGTGAACGGGGTGAGCCTGTCCAGCACGGTGCCTCCGTCGTCGGCCTCCAGACTGGCGAGCTCCACGACGGCCTGCTGTCTCCGCCCGTTGACCCGACGGCCCAATGTCAGGCTTGGTGCCGTGCACAGGCGCGCCAGGCGGCTCGAATCCAAACCCGCGGCATCAGCGCGGCCCAATGCTCCCGCACGGAACGCGGTGACCTTGAGCGTCACGCTGCGTTCCTCGAACGATGGGGCGAAACCGGATGGTATCGTGCCATGCCGGAACGGGGCGCTGACCTTGCTGCGGGACACGGAGACCCCAGCGAACAGGGTGCTGCCCAACGTGACCCGGCAATACTGGGAGTCGAGGGCCACGCCGTTGAGCGCGTAATCGACACCGGCCATAAGCAACCCCCTTTAGATTCCGACCGTCAGCTTGTCGAGACTGTCGTTCGTGGCGAGTGGCCACGGGTCGGCCTGCGGATAGTAGTTGGTGATGTTCACGTTCGACGCGCCCGCTTGCGGTTGCATGGCGTCCGTGGACGGCGTGTACACCATGCGCCGGTTCATCGTGGCCGCGTCGTACGTGCGGTTGGCGGGCAGCAGGTCGTTGATGTCGGGCATGAGCCCGCCGATCATGCTGCCCATGGAGGCGTTCACATAGCGTGCGGAAGCGTCGATGCCGTTGGCGAGGCCAAGGCCCATCATCATGCCGATCTGGTCGCGGAACAGGCGTGAGGGGGAGTGGATGCCGAGCATGCGCTTCACGTTGGCGATGGCGGCATTCATGCCGCCGAGAATCGCCGAGCCGACCCGGCCTATGCTGCCCATGATGCCGCTGACGATGCCCTCGACGATGTTGCGTCCGATGGACACCACACGGCCCGGTATCGAGGCGAGCGTGTTGACGATGTTGCTCAAAAACTGTCGTCCGGCGTTGAGCGCGCCCTGCCCCATCTGACCGGCGAAGGCCCCGACGTTCGATATCACGCCGCGCAGGTAGGCGGCGATGCATCCGGGCAGCTGAGATACGAACTGGATCACATTCCGTATGAAACTGCTGCCGGCCTGCGCCGCGTTCGACGCCATCTGTCCTGCCCAGTTGGCCGCGCCGGTCAGCACGTTCACGAGGAACGCCCATATCCTGCCGGGCAATTGGGAAATGAACGTGGCCATGTTGTTGAGGAACTGGCTTCCGGCCTCGCTGGCCTTGCCGGCCATCTGCGCCACCCAATTGGCCGTGTTCGTGACGGTGGCGACCAGCCAGTTCCAGATATTGCCTGGCAACTGGGATATAAACGTGCCCGCGTTCTGCACGAACTGTGTGCCAGCGTCGATGGCCTTCTGACCCATAAGCGCGACCCATGCGACCACGAACGTGATCGAATAGGACAGCCAGTAGGCAATCGTCTCAGGCAAGTGCGTGATGAAGTACACGACGTTCTGCACGAACTGGTTCCCGGCGGTCCACGCGGATTGCGCGAGACAGGTGGCCCATTCGCCCACAGCCGTGAGCAGGTTCGACAATGCGCTGCCGATACGTTCCGGCAGCCGCTGAAACCATTGGACGACGGACTGGAACGCATTGGGAAGCGTCTGCGTGAAGAGGTTCGCGATGTTCTGGCCGAGACTGGTGACGGCATCGACCGTCTTCTGCCATGCAGAGGAGACGAACGACGTGAACGCCGCCCACGCCTTGCGACCCGTCTCAGTCTGCGTGAAGAACCAGACCAGTGCGGCGACCAGCGCCGATATCGCGGTGACGACCAGCATGATTGGGTTCGCGTTCATAGCCGCGTTCAACAGCCACTGCTTTGCGGCGGCGACGGTGTCAGCGAGGCTGAACGCCTTGATGAAGCCGACCACGGTCGTGATGATCGAGAACAGCTTGAACGCGCCATATCCCGCCATGACCGCGACCGCGAGCGCCTGCATCCAGTCGGCGTTCTGCTGGACGAACGTGCCGACCGACTGGAGCATGCCGCCGATGCTGCCCAGAATATTGGAGAGCTGCTGGGCGGCCCCGCCGGCACTGTACGCGCCGCCGGTGAAGCCGAGCAGGCTGCCGATGACGCCGGCGAACGGGCCGACGACCGAACCGACCGCGCCGGCGATGCTTTTCACCCCGTTGGCGAACGTCTGCACGCCCTCGGTTTTCATGAGCGCGCCCGTGAGGTCGTTCACCCACTGCATCGCCTTGCCGATGCCGTCGCCCAACGCAGTGACCGCTCCGGTGATGTACGGTTTGACGGTGTTGACGATGTTCGCCGCACCGTCCACGATGGTGGCCTCGAGATTGCCGAACGCGCCCTCGAACGTCTGCGTGCTTTCCGCCGCCTTGATGGCACCGTCGTTCATGCCCAGTTGCATGAGCGCGTCGTTGAACTCCTGTGAGGTGATCTCGCCTTTTGCCATCGCGTCGCGGAAGTTGCCAGTGTACGCGCCGTTCTTCAGCATCGCCTCCTGGAGCTTGCCCGAAGCGCCTGGGATCGCGTCGGCCAGCTGGTTCCAGTTCTCCGTGGTCAGCTTGCCTGCGCCGGCGGTCTGGGTGAGCATCATCGCGACGCTTTTGAACGTGTCGGCGTTGCCGCCCGCGACCGCGTTCAGGTTGCCGGCCGCTTCGGCGAGCTTGTCGTAGTTCGGCACGCCGTTGGCGGCCAGCTGGGCGGTGGTGTTGCGGATGTCGTCGATGCCGTAGACGGTCTTGTTCGCGTACTCCTGCGTGGACGTGGTCAGTTTCTTGATCTGGTCGGCCCCAACGCCGGCGAAGTCCAGTGTCTGTGCGAACTTCTGGGTCGAATCCGATGCGTCGAGGATCTGCCCGGACAGGCCGGAGAACACGCCGATGACCTTCGTGGCGATGCTGGATGCGACGCCGCTGATCACGCCGAGCTTCGCGGAGAATCCCCTGGAGAAGCCGCCGCCGGCGGTGTCGCCGGCTTTCTGGCCGACCGATTTGGATGGCCCGTCGAACGCGCTTTCGATGGCCTTGCCCACGCCCTTCATGCTGGGCACGATCTGCACGTACGCCTGAGCCAGCTGGTATGCCATGACCGTGCCTCTCTATTCGGTTATTCGTTGTGGGTGAAGGGTTTCGTCTCCACGTCCGTGAAGTCGCGGCTCATGAACTCGTCGAGTTCGGCGACGGTCAGGGCCATGGGCTTGATGGTGCGCGTCCTGCGCGTTGCTTCCCCGGAGTCCTCCGGATTGGAGGGGTTCGCGACGGCATGGCCGCTTCCGTTGCCGGGTCGTGGCAGCGGTTCGGGTTGTGGGCCGCGTTTCTTCGGGTCGGCGTTGCCCCACATCCACATGTTCATCTGGTCGATCCGCGCGGCCATCAGATACTGGTCGAGCGTCCAGGCGGCCGGAACGTCCAGCCTCTGCCACACCAGTGAGCCCGCAGGCAGGTTCACCGCCAGCGCTGCCGCTTCCAATGGATCCAGCTCATAGACGCTAAGCCCGTATACGCGCCGCATGTCCGCCGCCAACTGGTCGGGGCAGGCATGCAGCAGGTATACGAGCGTCAGGAGTTTGGGGATTCCTCGTTCAGACGCGCGAACAGTTCCTGCAGGAACTCGCCCATGGCGTCTCCGGTGATGCGTCCGGTTTCGGGGTCGCGCAGACGGTTCTTGATGCGCCCGTAGTCCTTGGCTGAGAACATGCCGCGCAGGAACGGTACCACGCTCAGCGCATTGTTCTGTGGGTCGGACTGGAGGTCGTAGAGGGATTCCATGAGCTCCCAGTCGTTGAGCTTGGCCGGGTCCAGTGTCAGGACGAGCCCTTTGACGGTGACGGTGCGTGGCTTGCCCTGCGCGGGCTTGTGATCCTGCGGACGGCTGCCGGGAACATTGTTGGCGGGGTTGCCGGAACGGTGGCGGTTTCGTGACATGATGACTTCTCCAAAAGACTAGTGAAAACGACTTCCACGGTTGAACGAAGAAAAGGTTCCCGCGTCGTGGGAAGTCGTTCGAAGCGCGACGCGGGAAGAACCGTCATTCGGCGGCCGGAACCTCTTCGGCGGTTTCGGCGTTCTCGTCGCCGTTGGCCGGGTCGACGACCTTGCCGAGCAGGGCCTCGGTGACGGCGGCGCTCTCGCTGACAGCCGTGGCCATGCCGATGTATTCGATGGCGGTGACGCCGTTGCCCATGTCGTTTGCGGACACGGTGATGTCGTACACCTGAGCGTCGCCGGCATGCACCTGTCGGTCGCCGAACTCGGCGCGCGTGCCGTTGCCGATCACGAGGCGGTCCTTCACATTGCCGGTCATCGCGATTTCGAACACGAGCACGAAGTCCTCGTCGGAGGGCATCTGGTGCTTGATGGTCATGCTCTTATCCGTGCCGGTGACCGCGTCCGAGTTGTAGCGCATCTTGGCGGCCTCGGCGCGCAGCACCTCCAGCAGCGCGAACTGGTAGGACTCGGCGTAGCTGGTGATGACCTTCATCACGGTCGTGCCGTTGGCGTCCTTGATCTCGGTGGTGTCGGTGTCGGTCGTGTTGGTCAGACCGTCCTCGGACAGGTAGCCGAGCAGTTTGAACGCCGCGGCCAGCGGGGTGGAGGAATTGGTGGGCAGCGCGGTGCCGGACGGTGCCCAGTAGGCGTAGCCGCCGACCTTGAACTTGCCCAACGACACCATGGTGGAATCGTTGGTTGTGGAACCAGCCATGATTTAGACCTTTCGTTAGTCGTCTGATTTGACGGTGAGTTGTATGAGTATCTGGTAGCGGGGCCGCCCGTCCGGCATGGGGAAATGCGTGCGGCCGGCGATGTCGATGTCGGCGACCTCGGGCAACTCCGTTATGCGTTTGAGGCGGGGGAGTATGAGTTTCGCCGCAGCCTCGGAGACCAGCCAGCGCGACTCGCCCCACACCTGCACCGCGATAAGCGGCAGGCTGCGGAACCGTTCGTCCGAGCCTCCCACCTGTTCGACGGTGACGAACGGCAGCGGGTGCGTGGCCGATGATCCGGCGGGCACGTCGAAACTGGCCGGATATTCGGCCTTGATCGTCGGGTCCGCGTTGAGCCAGTCCATGACGAGTTTTTCCGCGTTCACGGCCATCAGCCGCCACCTCCCAACGCCTTGGCCAACGTGTTGTGGGCCGCGTTATCGACGCGCGCGGCGGTGTTCTCCGTGTGCACGAGCGCGGTGGCTCCCTCGGGGCTTGGCTGAGGGCCCAACGCCGTATACATGGGCTGGCCCGCATGTGTGGGCGAGCCCATGGCGTTCGCCCTCGCCGCGAGCTTCCGAGCCTCGCCTATGGCGGCCTTGGAACCCTCGTTGCGCCGGTATGCCTGAAACGCCGAATAATTCAGTTTCACCATCTTGACCATGGTTATCCCTCCGTGTCGGTGACTTCGACCTTGAGGTTCCATGCGGTCGGCTTCATGCCGCCGTCCAAAGGCCTCGGGTCTCCGACCACCTTGTAGTCATGGGAATCGATGCGCACCATCGCCCCGCGTAGACTCCGGTATGCGTAGCTGCGGGGGAAGAAGCAGGTGAATGCAACGGTCACGCCGTCAGGTCGAATCGAGTCGGTGGCGTTGCTCATCGCGCCGGGCGAGACAAGCACGTTGCCAACCGACTCGATATCAACCTTGGTGACTGGCGAGCCGCCGGGGTCTGTCCCACCGGTGGACGTGTAGCGCAGCACCTTCACGGTCTCGCCCCTCATGACGCCTCCCCGCTCGACAGGTCGACGCTGTAAAAGCGTTGGCCGGTGAGCCCAAGCGCCTTCTTCTGTCCCTTGGACAGATAGAATTCGCCGCGAGGATTCGAGAAGGTCATCGACTGAGTGAAACTGCCCGCCGTGAGACTGAGATTGCTGGCACCGGTCGTATCGAAACCGGCACCCTCGGTCTGCATGTCGGACGAGATCACATCCTTGGCGAGCTCGCAGGCGATGCGTTCCAACGTGGCGGATGCGATATCGCGCCATCCGGGACACTGCTCGCGAATGAACTGCGATGCATCAGCCAGCCGCTGGTCAACATAATCCGGGTCGTCCGGCATCTGCTTCCAGCGTTTGAACAATTCCGTGTGGGTGGCGAATGGGTTTTCTTCCGTTTCGTCGGCCATAACGCACCTCCCCACGTCAGACGGCGATGACACCGATCGCGCGCAACTGGGCGAGGATGCTGTTGACCTTCGTGGCGATGACCGCCGCATCCGCGCCGCTCTCGAGATTCGGGATCGCGGCACCTTTCTTGACGCCACCCAACGCCTCAGCCGTGGCGGCGGGCAGCGTGTAGGCGGGCGGAATCGTCGGCTTGTTCGACAGGTCGTTGTAGCTTCCACTGAAGCTGGACGTTCCCGCGCCAATGGCCTTGCGCGCGCCGGCTGCATCCGTGGCTTTGAGCACCGCCTTGCCGGTGTTGGTGGCACCGGCAAGCGTGTCGGCGGTGGGAGCGCCGCCGACATCGACCGGATTGCCTTCCCCGTCAAAAACGGCCACCTGAGCGATAATCTCGCCGTCAGTCGGCTTCGGTTGACGCACGAACTGTATCTGCTTGTTCAGTCCCATGGCCATCACGCTCCGGTGGACGTCGATGCCGGCGTGATGACGTACGCCGGGAAGCGCTTCGTCTTGTCGGGCTGCACGTCGTTGATGGGGTTGGCGATCTGGAAGCCGACGCGGAACACGACGCGCATGGCGACGCAATCCTGCTGCGCGAGGTTCAGAATCACCTTGCCGTTATCGTCAGAGATAACCGACTGGTCAAGCATCTTGTAGGTGATGTCCTGACGGATGCCGACCACGAAGTTCGACCAGTCGGCACCGAGCAGCGTGGCCTTGGTAGCATCCCATGCGCCGTTGTCTACCTCGTTGAGGCCGAAGCCGTACAGGGTGGACGGCGCGCCGGAGGCGAGCGAGGGCACGTAGATCGGGCTGCCGTTGGCATTGCGCAGGCCGATAAGCTCCCAGTTCAGGCCCGGCTTGCTGGCGAAGCCGTTCATGGCGAAGCCCTGTTCGGCGAGCTTCTGACCCATGGAGGCCACGTCCTTGGCGAGGTCCTTGCCCTGGGTGAGCGTGTTGTGCGCCGCGATGGCCTGCGGGATGATGCCGTCAGGGAAGCTGGAAGGCTTGTCCACGCCGAACAGGGTCGACTGATCCAGCTTGTAGCCAAGTGCGGAAGCCAGACGCGGCATGACCTCCGGCCAGATGGGGATGCCGGAATCCGCGATAACGGCCTCGGGGATGGGCACGATGGCCGCAAGCTCCTCGGCCGTGATGCTCAGGCCCGACCATTTCATCTTCGTGGTCTGCTTCAGGCCGGTATCGCCGCCAACCCAGTAGGCGATCGGCTTGGAGTCAAGCACCGGCTGCGTGCGCGTGCGGGTGCTCATGCGAATCTGACGCATACGGGTCAGGGATACGCTCGACTTGGGAGCGTCCTGGATAATCTGGGTGGCGTATTCGGTGGGGATGAGTCCGCCGCCGAGGTCGCTGCTGGTGATGATGGAGTTCACGTTGGAAGCCATCGTCATACCTTCTTTCTATGGAGGGGGTTATTTCTGCTTTTGTTTGAGGAACTGGTCACGGATCCAGTCGCCGGATGTGTCGGATGGTGCGGGCGGCTGGTTGGATTCGGATGCGGCATGCACCGTGGGCTTGGTTTTGTCGGTGATGTAGTCGGCGAGCGCCTTGCCGTTGGCTTGCATTTCTTCGAGGGTGGAGCCGTGGAGCAGTGCGATGGGCACGCCGGTTTCCTTGGAGACCTGCGTCTTCCATTCGTTCTGCTGTTTTTCCGCCTCGTAGGCGGCGTTCTTGGCTTCAAGCTCTTTGATGTGCTTGGCTGTCTTTTCGGCTTCGGACAGTTGGGCCTCCTTGAGCTGTTGCAGTTCGTCGGCGGCTGCCTTGTTGTCCTTGGCGCGTTTCTCCCATTCGCGGGAATGGGCGACGGCCTCCCGGTATTTGGCCTCGTAGTCGATTTCGGGCGGCTTCGCTCCGTTCTCGGCCGATGCCGCCTGCTGGTTGCCGTTGGCCTCTTCGGTCATGGTTCCTCCTAGTGGGTTGGGCCCGTTTCGGGCATAAAAAAACCACCCGTGCGGGTGGTTGGGGAAAATTCAGTACGAACGGGACGGTCTGGGTACTCCATACCCGTCCTTGTATCGGTCGGGGTAAAGCCGGCGCATCAGGTAGACAAGCGTGTTCGGGTCGTTGGGATTGTCGGGATTGCCTTTTGTGGTGGCCTTTATCATCCGATAGGTGTCGTCGTCCAGGCCGCCGTTCTCGATGAGGCTGCGGGCGTGCATGTATTCCGAGTACATGCGGTCGGGGTCGTAGCCCTCGATGTGCGCTTGGTCCCTGTCCCATTCGGGCACGATCTGGCAGTCGCAGTCGTCGTGGAACAGGCTGAACGAGCCTTTGGCGTATTTCGCGGTTTTCTCGCTGTGGTACACCCAGCCTCGCGAGCAGAGCATCGTGCAGAACGCGCACGTCTTCGCGCCTCTCGGCACGCGCGCGTACCGTGGTTCGGACGGGTCGTGCTCGCACAGGCGGGCAACGGTTTCACGCCCCGAATACATGACCCAGCGTTGCATCGCGCCGACCAGATACGCCTGCATGGTCTGCGGGTCCGTCCACAGGTGGCCGGCCTGCCAGCGTATGGTCTTGTCGATGCCGTCGCCGGGGAAAGAGTCGGATAGGTCGTACTCCCACGGGTCTGGCACCGATTCGCCACGGACGCGCATATACCATTCATAGGCGGCATGCGCCGCGAGGTCGCCGTATTTGACGACCAGTTGCGGCACGTAGTCGAGCAGCATGTCACGCTGCCATTCAGGGCTGAGCTGTTGCAGCGTCTCCCACAGTTTCGCCAGATCGCGGCGCGCCAGTTCCACCGCCCTGGCTTGGCTGGCTTGCAACTGGTTCAGTTGCCGGTTGTCCGTCATCCTTGTTGCCTCCGTTCACGAGGGAGTCAAGCACGCTGCGGGTTTCGGCCTTGCGCTTGTCGGCCAACAGGCGTGTGATGTCGGAATCCGTGTAGCCGAGCTTCTCCAACACCACGTCGGAGTTGGCGAGCCATGGAATGGCCGTCACCTGCTTCACGATGGCATCGGAGAGCGCGGCCTGCGATGGGCGTTCGGGGTCACGCCAGTTGACCTGCAGGCGGTCGAGCTCGTCGCTGTCCTCGCTGGTGCCGTTGAGTATGGCGATGTCCCTCGCGGCCTTGCGTAGCTGCACGCCGATGGCGCGGCAGGCGTTCTTCGCCTCGATGACAAGCTCGCTTTCCGCCGCCATGATCGCGTCGGACGAGGAAGGGCCGGAATCCGTCATCACGCCGAACTGGCTGAGCGGCACGCCGGTCGCGCCGCTCATGCGTGCCGCGAGGGCGCGAAGCATGTCGGTGTGCGGCTGCATGGTCATCTGCGTGAACTGGCCGATGGTGGGTGCCTGGCCGTCCTCGTTGAGGCTGATGTTGAGCATCTTCGAGATGGTGGCTTCCCAGCCGGTCAGCTTCTTGCCGTTCCTGTCCTCGGGCGGCTCGTCCGCGCCGATGAGGTAGCGCTGAGGGCTCGAATAGAATTCGGCGCTTACCTCCATGCGCAGCATCGTGCGCACCGCCGTGTCGGTGATGCTCATGACCTCGCGGCTGATGCGCGAGCGGCCAAAGGGGCGGTTCAGGTCCTGATGGTAGGGGATCAGGTAAACGGGCACATGATCCATGTACGTGTTCCGGGGAGCGTCCGCATGATAGCGGCCTGATTGCGCGCGGCGTATACGAATCGTGTAGCCGGGCATGTAGAGCATGAGCTCGGAAGGCACGATGGTGTTCGCCTGCGCGTACTGGGAACGGTCGATATCGGTTATCGACAACGCCGCCGACAGGCCGCGACGGGCGTAATCCCACAGGCCGGTCTCATAGAGCGCGCTGCGGAACGATACCGACACCTTCGAGCGCAGACCATCCTCGGGTTCCGCGCTGCGCACATTCAGGAACGAGCATGAATGGGTGAGCGCGCTGCGGATGGCCTGCGGCAGTTCCACGTCGAAGTCGTTGTCGGAAAGAATCGAATCCAAACCCAACGGGTCGCGGCCGTCGTCGCCGACTCCAACGAAACCATCGAACACGATGCGGTCGGCCAAAGCGTCCACCGATTTCTGCGGCCAGCCCACGACCTCGCTTATCCCCGCCATGCTGTCCGGCACAGCGATGGACAGATTCTTAAGCTCGTTTCGTCCGTCGTAGTATTTGGTGCGCAAAAGGTTACGTTCGAGCTTCTGGGACCATTGACGTATCATCAAATCCCACGGTTCTCGGCACTCGTCGGGCAGATTATCGACCTGCACGTTTTCAAGACTGGGAATCTGCATCAGAATGCCACCGCCTTTGCTCTTCTTCCCGGATGACGTTTGGAAGTCTTGACGTTCCAATACGCGAGAGCCACCGCTTCCACGGGACTCACGTCGATGTTCTCCATGGACGTCTCGTAGCCGAACCCGTCTCCGATTTTCCTGTGCTTCGCATGACCCACCGCCTCGTCAAGCAGAGGCTGGCCGAAATGGGTAAGCCCATGGTCGTTCACGGCCTGTTCGAGCATCGAACAAGCGTCTGCCACGTCGGAAGGGCGCGGAACCACGATCACTCTTTTGGACACGCCCTTGTCGATGAGGCTGTTGACCAGGGTGGGCGCTCCCACGCGCCCGTCGATGATGATGCCGATGGCCTTGCGCCATCGTTCCGCACCGTCCTTCTCGGCGGTCAGCCAGTCGGCCAGCCAACCGGTGCCGCCGCGCATGCTGCGCGAGGCGATGACCTCCACGTGCGGCAATTCACCAGACTTGCGGGGCGGGCGCACGCACGCCACGAGGGTGACGTTCGCGCCGTCCGCGCTGAACTTGACCGCATACGAGTTGTAGCCATCCATGCAGGGGTTGTCGGTCTTGCACTTGGCCCACTCGTCAACATCGATATCGGACAGCGCGCCGGCCTGATCGTTCCACCAGCCGAGACGTTCGCGGGCGAAACCGTCAGGGGTCATCTTCTCCGACTCGGAAACGACCACGCTTTTCAGCAGTCTGGTGCCGAGCGATGGATTGTATTGGTACCAGCGTTGCTGGTCGTGCACGTCGCCTATCTCGTTCGCCGCCCATTCGAACCAGCACAGGTTCTTCGGCGGCTTGTCCCTGTGCGCGTTGCGGCGCATGCGCGCGAACACCGTGCCCGGCGAGGTCGGCGGTGTGGGGGTGCCCGTGTAGATGGTCAGCGGGTTGCCGGAGGGTGCCGACGAGATGGCGGGCTGTATGGCCTCCATCTGCTCGTCGGTCAGCTCCTGCGCCTCGTCGCACACCAGCACGTCCACCGTGAAGCCACGGCCCGAACTCTTCGAACGGGCGATGAACTCAATGCTGCCACCGTTCTTCAACACGATGGCCTCCTGGCCGTTCGTGGCCCGAATGTAGGTGACCAGTTCCGACAGTTCGGGGAACTTGCGCGCGTTCTCGAAGTAGTATTTCATGCGCAGGAAATGCTTGCGGCAGGTCTTCACCTCATGCGCCGTGTGCAGGATCTTCATACCGAGGATCGCGGCAAGGTACAGCTCCGTGAACTCAAGAATCGCGTTCTTGCCGTTCTGGCGCGGCACCGCGCACCCGCAATCCGACGCCGCCCATTGCAGCTTCGAATCCGTGGCGAGCCACCCATCAAGCACGATACGCTGCCACTTATCCGGCTTCATGTCGTAGCCGGCGGCGAGCGCGCACGCCTCTCCTCCCTCGGACTGCGCGTGCTTGGGAACCAGAGCGAAGCTAGGTTCCTGTACGCCTCTTCGCCTTGCCACCCTCGATCACCCTCAGCTTCCGTCGTTCGGCTATCTCATCGAGCGGCGTATGCCGCTCCTGCTGTTTCACTTTCGCCTGCGTGATCTGGCTGCGTGCGGCTGGCGTGATCCCGTAATCCTGCAGCAGCTTGTTCAGTATGGGCACGCTGGCGAAATTGCCGGAACCCCAGATGTCCGCGTGGATCAGGGCGGCGTTCATGAGGTTGTCCCAGTCGGCCTCCGTCCACGAGTCCGCGCCGGGGGTGGAAGCCAGATGCTCCCACCAGCGCACGGTAGCCTCCGGCCATTCGATGCCGTCAGGCAGCGTCGGCTGCGTTATCGTGGTCTTGGCCAACTGGATCACCTCGAATCTAAATGTCAGGAGCCGGAGGAACGCGAGCCTCCGCGAGAAAAAGCGCTGCGGATACGACCGGCAACGTTACGCACCGCATTGCCGGCACGCTGGAACAGGTTTCGCATAATCCACCTCCTTTCGTGGCATAAGAAAAGCCGCTGCGGATCACAGCGGCCAAACTCTAGGAGGCGGAACATCACCCGCCAAGTTTCTTCATGACGGCCATGCCGTCCATGTACTTGTCGCCGAGCTTTCGAAGACCGTACGCGGCAAGGAAAGAGTCCTTGTCGTCTCGCAAGGGGAACGCGATGGCGAACCAGTGTTCGGAATCGGTCGGCTCCACGAGCTTCCTGGGACTGCGAGCCGAAACCAGCGCCCTGTGCAGGGCGGCGAACTCGGCGAGACAATCCTTTTCCAGATCATCGGAGTACTTGACATCGGCGAGTGGGTCAGGCGTCTTCTCCGCGAACCCGAGGCCACCACCGAACCCGACTCCGGCACCAAACGCCACGGCGGACGACTTGGCCGGCCTGTACGGGGCGAGTAGCTTCTCGATATCACGGTACGCATAGATCCGGTGGTTTTCGCCGAAACCAAACAGTTCACGCCACCGCGCCATCTCGGCGGGGGAGGGGAAACACAGGCACAGCCAGAATTCGGTGTCGGTCGCATCCACGAAACGCTTGCGCTCCGCACGGGCGCGCTCCCGGTACTCCTTCGCGTTCTCGTCCAGATTCTCCGGCACCGGCTTCACAGTCTTCTTGCCCTTGGACTTCTTGGAAAAATTGAACTTGAAATCACCTGACATGATCCACCTCCAACAAAGGGAACCATTCAAGCAGCGTCGCGTAATCGTCCGGCGCCTTGTCCTTGAGCACCTTGGTGAAACGCTTGTCGACGCCATCGAACGAACGCCCGAACCACGCATAATCACACGGCAGGTCGATATGATGCTCGCCAATGCAGTCCAGCACTTCGCCCTTGAGCCAATCCCCGATAGGACTGACCTTCTTGAGATTGCGCCGCCAGTACCCGTACTGGACGAACGCGCCACGACGCTGAATCGAATCTGCGGCACGCACGCCATCCGCGCACCACGTGCTCTTATCCAAGCCGATGTCGGCGCGGATGAAATCCCACATCTGCTCATACGACGGCTCAGGCAAACGCGCAGCCTCGATGTAGCGCAGACGTTCGGGAGCCTGGAACACCGCATTGTTCAGCCACCGGTACAGCGACGGGTGCGGATACCTTTTGATTCGGGTCTGGAACTTCTGCTCGAAATAATCAAGCTCCTCGTCCACGAACCTCAAACCGGGCACATAGTACAAGTACGCGGGAACGACCTCGATGCCCATATCCCGCATCGCCAGCCACGCGGCGATAGAATCCTTGCCGCACGAAAACGCCAACAACACGGGCTTGCCATCAGCGGCGAGCTTCTCGCGCACCGCGAGACTCGTGCCCTGATTGCGGATAACCGTGGTCACTTCGGCCACCTCCTTCCCGTCATGCGAATGAACCGCGAATGCGAATAGAACTCGACACCGGCACGCCGGAAACTCGGCTCCGCCGACTCCACGAACACATGCAGCCCATGTCCGCTGGTCGAAACCTCCGCATAGATCGCTTCCGGCAGCAGCTCCAACGCCTTCGCGGGCGGACTGGTCAAATCAACATAGTCGAAATCCCAGCACGCGAGCCCATCGCCGAGCATGATGCCATAACCGTCCCCGGACTTCGAGCGCATGACCTCCGAATATGACGCCCAGGTACTTGAGTCCGTCGAACTGGCCGGTGAACCATCGCACCGGATCGGGCGCTTGCCATCGGCGCGCACCCAACGGCGCAATGCCTTGAGTTCCTGCGGTATCTGATGTTTGCGGCTCCACGCCTTGCGGCACCTGTCCGAGCAAAACAGTCTCGGACGCCTAGGGTTTGGTGTGGATTGGAAGAAATGGCCGCAATTCCTACATTGGTTGACCATAGCTATTACTATAGCATATATTCCAACGATTCGCAACACTAATTTCGTGACATATCAAAACTGCGTAAAATCAAACGTAACAGCCTCGGAAAACAACGGGGCAAAAACATCAAAACCATGCCGGAACGGCTTCCACGGGCGCTCGCAGGCACCCCAGCGGCCAAACGTACGATACTCCACGCGGGTTGCGGGGGGATGCGGGCGCTATGTTCTTGTGGGGAGCCTTGCCGGTGGGGGAGGGGGTGGTGCCCCGGTTACCATTGGCGGCTGATTGGGATGGTGTTTTGTGGTTGTTTTTTTGTGTTTTGGTGGCCTGTGGTGTTGGTGGTTATTTTGTTGCTTTTTCTTTGGTTGCAGATTCTGTGTGTGAGTTGTGTGTTGTCATAGCTGGTTGGCGAGCCTCCTCGGCTGTATGGGATGATCTCATCGAGTTCGCAGCTGAGTGGGTGTGGTGTTTTGAGTGTGAGGTCTATGGGCTTGCCGCACAGTGGGCAGATTGGTATTGGTCCTTCGGCCGCGATGTGTCGGGCTTTGCATTTGCGGCGGGCTGCTCCATTTTGGTATCTGCCTGAGCCTGCCTTGTTGCTCATGTTCCCCATCCTGTGTGGTGGTTGGTGGCTTGGGCGAGATTCGAATTCGCGGCAACCCGAGCTTTGCGCTCTGTTGTGATTGCGCCCTAGCAGTCGCTGCTATGGCCGGTTAGGCCTCTACCGTACGCAAGCCGTGGCATACGCGGTTGGCTTCGATCCAACGACCTGCGGTTTTGGAGACCGCTGCTCTACCTGCTGAGCTACGCGCATAGGTGGATATAAGTAAAGCCTCTGAGATGTTTATCCCAGAGGCTTCCACAGTAATCCTGATACGGAGTATACCACGGGTCGGTGTCAGCCTACTGCCGCTTGGAAACGCTCATTGCCATGGCGACGGTCTCCCTGATGTCGAATTCGTAGTATCCGTCGTCGGCTATCGGTTTTGCCGAGGGTAGTTTGCCCCGGCGCAGCCAGTTCTTCACGGTCATGGCAGGTACGTCCAGTCCGTAATCGTCGCGGAGCCATTCGCTGCACCCGGTTGGGGTGAGTGTCTTGTGATACCGGTTCACGGCTTCGGCGGTCCGTTCGCGCAGCTCGGCCACGTTGATGGGGTTGCCGCATTTGCACAGCAGCAGCGATTCGCCCTTCGCCGCCAGTATTTCGCGTTTGCATTCGGGGCATACGCCGATGATGCGCCGTGTGCGTGGCTTGCGGTCCACGTATGGTTCGATGCGCCGGTTCATTTTGATGAGCTGGCGGAGGAATCGGCCTGCGTTCGTCGCCTTGCACAGCCATGCGAGGCGGGTCTGCATTCGGGGGATGAGGAGCTGCCAGCGGTCGCTCCACACGGCTCCCGCGTCGCACCAAGCGTCCTGCAACAATGATTCGGCTTCGTCCAGCAGGTCGATGGCGTGCATGTTGACGGGGCTGGGCGCTTCGCCGCCCTGCGGTTTCCCGCCGCTGCCGGGTTCGCCGAGCTTGTACTCATGCCGTGCGACCCGCTGCAACAGTTGCATGTTGCGGCGCAGATTGTGGAGTGTTTTGGCGTAGGTGCGGCGGCAGTTTTGGCAGAGCGTCCATGGTGCCTCGACCTGCTGGTCGCCGCAGTATTGGCATGGGTCGGTTGGAATGAACATTGTTTGGAACCCTCCACGTTCGGCTATGATGGTGCTTTGGCGAGCGTGCCCTCCGCCTGTTGGTGGAGGGTTTCGTTTTGTCTTTCGTTGGATTCAGTGTTTTTACGCTGAATTCAGTCATGTATTCGCGTGTGTTTATCGGTATTTTTCAGACCAGTGGTTCGATGAATTCCGGTGTCCAC